CTAAGGGCCGTTCGAACTTGAAGCGTATCAAGAGCGCCTGAACAACGCGGCTCAAGCCGCTTAACGAGACCCCCTTGGCTAACCCCTTGGGGGTCTTTCGTTTTCCTACCAAAGCGGGCATATATGATGAGCCTCTACGGAACCGAGTTTCTTAATGACGCAAAGGAGATGATTGCCGACTTCGGCGTGGCTGGTTCCGCCAACTCGGGGGCCATCACCTTTCAATGCCTCATCTCCGACCCCGCCGTCCAGACCGTCCTTGAGGCAGGGGGGTATATGGAGCGGACCCAGTACACGGTAAGGGTGCCAGCCGTAACGGCCTCCTGGAGCCTCCCAGATGGGTCTAATGGGGCATCGGCGGCCCTACTGTCCGCTGGCGTCCCCATCGCCTCCTTGGGCCAAGGGAAGAAAATCGTAGCCGGCGGGAAGAACGTCCGCATCACGACCCAGACCTACAAGCCTGCGTCGGCTTGGATCACGCTCGTCGTCATCGACGACAACCAATAGCCCGTGGGAGTAACTCACGCGACAGTCGCCAGTTTCAATTCAGCCCTCTCATCCTTGGCCAAAGAGGTGGGCTGGACCATTGAATACGCATCCCTCCGCGAGGCCGCTTTGATGTGCCGGGATGCCATCGTCTTCACCCCTCCCTTCGTGGACGGGGGTGGCAAGGGCGAGACCAAGCAAGCCGAGCTTGTCGGCAAGGCCGCCGTCAAGAGGGACATCAACTCCATTTTCGTAGCCCAAAACGATAAGTCCCGCGTCACGGGGTCAATGCACCTCAAAAGCCTGCAATATAACGCAGGAACTAGGAACTTCGCGAACTTCACGAAGGCACGCTCCGCCGCCCGCCTGTCCGGCATTGATTTCGTGAGCGGTATCCTCAACAAGATCGTGAAGGACTCGGACGACCAGCGGGCCTTCGCCAAGGCCACGAACTATTTCGGCGCCTCCTCGGTCAAGCAAGACTACGAGGTGGTCCAGGACTTGGAGCCAATCCATCGTCGGCTCAAGATTACCAACCGACAAGGTAAGACCAAAATCATCAAGAACCAAGGCAGTTATGGCACCAACAAGTTCTTGGTCCAGTCCAAGACCCAACTGAACGCCTACATCAAGAAGGAGCAGGACCGGGTCGGCAAACTGAAGTCGGGCTGGTGGAACGCCATGCAAAGCCTTCCCAAGCCCAAGAAGAAGGGGGTCGACCAGACCTTCGGGCGCAAGGGCGTCGCGGCCTACGTCAAGAAGTTCTCCGGCAACGTCATTCAGAGCGTCAAGAGCAGCCCGACCGCCGTGGACATCCGCGTGGGCAACCTAATCGGCGACAACGACAACAAGGCGACCAACAACAACGTCCTGCAGCTTGTCTATGGAAACGCCGTTCAACGCATTGAACTCGACCTGGAGAGGTTCCTCCAGCGAGATGTACGCAACTTCAACAGCGGCCAAATCCGCTAAACCTTTATGGGCACCAAATCCATCCGCCACATCGTAGAGTCCACCCTTGCGACCTACCTCTCGACCCAGACGGGGCTGACCTCGGTCACCTTCCTCACGGGCGACAGCGCCGTCACCCAGACCCAGCCCAAGGCCGTCGTCCTATGCGACTCCGCCCGCCCGCCCGCAAGCCTCCAAGAAGGCGAGGGGAACTACGACTGCTCGGTCCGCATCACCCTGTTCTCCAACGCCGACGACACGACCCTCGCCGATCACCGCTCCCGCTGCGCCGCCTTGGTCGGGAATATGCGGGACATTGCCAGCATTAAGGCCGCCTTCGTCTCTGGCGGGGACGCGACCTGTTACGACGTCAGCATCCTCTCCGAGGACGAGGGTATCGACGAACGCTCCTGGGCTACCTCCTTCGCCTTCTCGGTCTGGACCTGTCTGGCCCCGTAATTATTCCAAAACGGGCAAAGACAAATGGCCGCCGTATCTACTGGAACCACTTGCCTCTTCGGCATCAATGGCACCGTCTCCAACCTGTTCGTGCAGTCTTACTCGGTCAACACGACTTTCAATCTCTCTGCCACGGTCACCGACGAGACGGGTCTGACCAAGACGGCCCGCTACGACGACCGCAAGACTGAGATCACGGTGGACGGCATCTGCAAGACCTCTGCTATGCCTACTCTCGGCGCTAGCTTCTCCTTCACGATTAACGCGGACACGGCTTACCCAAGCGGCACGGCTTCGGCTTCCTACGTCGGCACCATCACCGCCATCTCCCAGAAGGGTTCCAATAAGGACTTTACCTCGGTCTCTATCACCGCGGTCGACTACGAAGGCGTCACGCCTTAATTGACCCAGCCCCAAGGAGGGGCATAGTCCAGGCGTGGACCATCGCTTTCTTAACGCCTTCATCGACCCGGCTCCCTTCAAGTTGCTGGGTCGTTCGCTTTATCCGTGGTGCCTCAAGTACCGCGTCCGACTGATGGCCTTCAAGTCCCCTCTGATCACGGGGGAACGCGGCATCACTCCCGCCGACCTTATCTTTGCCTGTCAGGTGTGCGCCGAAGAACCGCTTGGGCAAATCGGTTTGCTCGACAAGCTGCGCATCCTCAACCTCAAACGAAACCCCGCCAAGTTTGAAACCCTGCTCAACGCCTTTGCCGGCTATATCCTAATCCACGACTGGCCTAAGTTCTGGGAGCAGGACAGCAAGAAGAGCGGAGGGGACACGGGCGTCCCTTGGCCCTTGGCTATCGTCGCCAACCTAATCGCGTCGGGCATCCCAGAGCAGCGGGCTTGGGAGATGCCGGAATGCCAAGCCATCTGGCTTAACTCAGCGCTAGCCATCCGCAAGGGGGCAGAGGTCAAGATAATGACCCCCGAGGAGGAGGCCTATATGGCAGCCGAGCAGGCCGCGTCTGCTTCCAATCCAGCAAAGGAGAAGACCTCCTGACATGGCCCAATCCCTCGAAGTAAACATCAAGACGACCTCGGACGTCCCGCAGGCTATGGACAAGGCCAAGGCGGCTACGTCTAGTTTTCAAAATCAGTTAGACGCCATTGGTAAAAAGTTCAGCACCGCTTTCAAGGACATCGCCCTGGGCTTCATCGCCCCGATGATTATTCTTCAGTCAGCCATCTCCTTCATCAGCGCCGCCATCGCTAAGGCTAAACAGGAAGCCAAGGACGCTTACGACTTTGCCGTCAAAGGAGAGTCAAAGTACCTAGACCAAACTACAGTCAAACTTGCCCAAGATCGCAGGACCAAAGAAGACGACGCCAAGGAACAGGAAATGGCTAAGAAAGCCAAAGAACAAGAGGCCGAAAAGTTCTTAGAGCAGGACGGTATGCGCAGCAAAGTAGCAGACGAAATCGGGGGCTTTCGTGGCTTCCGTATCAAGTTCGGTTTAGACGCAAACTCTGCTGAAGCCTTGTCCAAACAGAAAGACGTGCAGGATGCCATTTCTCGGATGGTCAACCCAAACGGTGAAACCAAGGCTGAAGTCGCAGCTGGCCCAACTGGCCCAACCTCATTCAAAGGCCCCGAAGGTTTCGGCAACGTCGTCGGCGTCGGAGCCAACCCTGTCATGGAGGCAATGACCCTTCAGCTCGATGAGTCCCGCAAACAGACGGCCCTGCTTGAAAACATTAGCCGCGGAAGCGGTGGCGGTGTCCCTGTTGACTTCACTAAAACCCCAACCCCCTCCCGGGCATCTTTGCTCCAGGGCGGTAAATAACTCTATCCAATGGCTATCGTAAACACCGGCAACGACCTAGTCGCCCCAATCCTTCAATCTGGCTGGACGGTCGTCGCTGACGGCTTCGGCCTGAACACCTCGGTCAGCGTCTTCAAGGGAGACACGACCACCGACGTGGACGCCTTCCTCGTCAAGGGTAGCGCTCACCCAGACACGGTTTACTCCTATCTCAAACTCGACAAGTGGCGCATCAGCTGGGACGCCCTCAACGTCTGCACGATCACGGTGGACTACGTCGGCATCGACCCTGCCATCAATGAAGGTGCCAGAACCAACCCGAACACATCCTCAGCCAACGGCTTGACGAGCGAACCAATCACCTCGCACCCAAGTTTCTTTACTGCGGCGGCTGGATATGCCGGTGCCATTGCAGGCCCTGCACCTTACAGCCAAAGCAGCACTGGTCCGCTTGTTCCTTCAAAGACGAGTTCTCCACTTGGAGCACCCACCAAATCCTACATGGGAACCGCTGGTGCCTGCTTTGAGTCAGAAGACGGTGGTCGCTTCATCGGCTTCGTCGACCCGACCTTCCCAAGCCTCTACGGCAAGACCAACTATCTCGCCACGACCACCTCCTATTCTGGAATTATTTACAGCACAACCCTTGCCGACGTCCAAGCCCTTCTTGCCCTACTTAACTCGGCAACCGCCACGAACTCTTGGGGCATCTTTAATTTGCTTCCCGCGTGGGCACCCATCGGAACGGTCGCAGGGGTAGGTCACAAGAACCTTCTTTCCCAAGTAAACGTCGAGCAGTTTGGGGCACTCTACAAAATCAACTACGAGATCCGCTACGCCAAGAACGGCTGGGACGCCTTTGTATATA